ATAATCACTCGTTGCATCAGTTAAATCTACTCTTCTAAAGGTATAAACATTGCTTTTTATGTAGGTTCCGCTTAAATCAAGCACTCCACTTGCATTAAGAGGCACTATTACATTCGGTGCTGGTACCAAACTTGCATGAAAACCATCTACTGTATCGGCAAAGGACACTTTTAGATCCCGCCAATCTGAGCCATTGAAGTATTTCAGGAAGTCATTCGCATCTATCCATAACTTCCCTGGGTATGTAAGGTTTGGAGCGGTAGAGCTGGCTTCAGGCTTTACCGTGTCAATGTCCCGCTTTGCTGCAAGAACAACTGTATCGGAAATTACCGCGGTGACGTTTTGCGCATTTGCAATGACTGTGTAGATATCAACAACGTTCTCAACTTTCGTGATACCGTCGGCGGGAATAAAGTCTGCCCTGTCTCCTGCATAGGCTACCGCATAAAGTATTTCTCCGATGTCTGGGTCTTGGGCGTAGATGCCGATTTCCCGCATGAAGAAACCTTGAGAAAGTCCGGTGTTAGTTAGCACAAACCTTAAGCGAACTGTTCCGTCGCCGACCACCCTGATTTCTTGTATCGGTAGGTTTAGCTTGGGAGAAACAAGGTCGTTTAGTTGCGTTGGGTCTGTGTTTGAAGGCCAGAGCCCATCGCCGAGTTTTATTCTTGTGAAGGTTAGTGTAGTTCCGGTCTGAGCTTTGGCTAAAAGGTTTCTTCCTCTCTGCGTTAGTATTGTGCCTCTAAAGTCTGCCATCTTATTTCCTCCTAATTAGCTGGATATATAGTTATGTAGCTTGAAATTCTTTGGACACTGCCCACATAAATCCTTGATTGCTCAACCGATACTTGAGGTTCGTAGATACCTATCTGATAAGATGTTCCGACCCTCTGAGCAAAGCCGGTATGGATGGTATAAGGCTCAACTGATGGGTCTATATGCAAGCCGATCTGGTAGTGCTTTCCATCTTTCTGAGCAAAAGCGTAGTAAAGGGTTTGTCTATACTCTCTGTGGAAGCCAATTGCGTCAAGCCACGAACGAACATTTTTATACTCGTTGATAAGCCCGATTAGCCTGCGGTATGTGTCTTCGTCTTGTATGATGCTTTTAACGAACACTTTAAATTTGTATGGGTCGCCGTTGTAGTCAAACCATTCCTGCAAACTCGCATCTAAACCTAAAGCTTGGAAGAACTTCTTTATTGCGTAGGGTGTTCCCTTGTAGCGGTAGAGTTCAATTGCGTTCTTGATCAGATTACGTTTTTCTTGGATGGTTTGGGCTTGGTCATAGCCCTCAATGTGGAATTGCCAAGCCAAAAGGTCAAGGAGTCTTTCATCCTCTATCTCGTCAATGCGTGGGTAAATAAGAACCTTGATAATGTGCTTTTTTAGCTCTTCAAAGCTTGTGTCAAAGGTATCTACTAAGTGTTGAAGCTCTCTTATGCTTGGAGGAGTAAGGTCCTTAATCATCTACCAAACCTCCGTAGCGAATGTTTACATTCCGAGCATGTGCTATCTGTTCAATAGTGAGTTCCTGCTTCGCTGGCAAGGTTAAGTCTACCCTGTAAGCTCCCGCTTTCTTAACAAGTCGTATTAGTTCTTCAGGTAGGATGTCCCTTCCAATTTTGGACTTTGTCCAAGCGATAAAGTCGTTTACTGCCTTCTCTACTGCGGATTGGATAAAAGAAACCTTTGAAGCATCTTTTCTATTCACATAGAAGGTTAAATCAATGTCGTAGTATACCACTTCAGGCGCTGAGACTAAGACTTGGTCGGTTAAGGGACGCACACGCTCTGAGGATAAATAATCCCTAACAAGAGAAAGCATAGTTTCATCTGGGATGTTGCCACCTTTCACGGTAAAGATGACTTTTACCTGACCGGGGGCTGGACTATAGACCTCTACATCTTCTATGTCCTGATGAGCTGATAGCGTGTGATAGATGTAGGCTTGCTTAGACCCGGCGTTAGTGAAGCGTTCAATGGATAGTCTTATCCTCTCACGGAAGCGTTCGTCGTCTTCTTCATCTGCACCATACATGCTCATGGTGATGTTTGAGACAGAGGCGATGTAGGGCAATGGATCCATGAGGTCTTTTATCTGTCCGGGAGAAAAGCCGTTTCCTATTGTTCCCGCTTCATTACACTCGGCTGGGACGTCAACAAACAAGCTTCCAGCTGGGATTTTTGCTTCCTGAAAAGTTGCAAAATAGAGGTCTCCTCCTGCAGATACCCTTGTCCCGGCAGGGATAACCACATCAAAGTCCAATACTTCAGCTAAAGAAAAACGCAAGATGGTTTGTGCTTTCCGGGCGGGAAGTCTTTGAACTCCGTAAAACTCAGCGAGGGCATCAAGATGTGGTCCGGTTGCATATGCAAGCAAATTCTGTTTTGCGGTTTCGTTTATGGCTATAGCTAAAAGGGTGCTGGCGTAAGTCTGAAGATTGATTAGCAAGCGTTCAGGGTCTGCTGGGTATAGTGGGCGTTGTGTGATTTTTTCATAAGCTTCAATCAGCAAGCTTTCCCAGTAAGTTGGGTCCGTTTCCACAAACTTTACATCCATAGCTCCTGACCCACCAAACCTTCTATACCTTCAATCGCTAATACAAGCTGTATCTTCGTTCTGTCAAGATGTCTATCAAGTTTGATTTCTTTGATCTTTACTCTTGGTTCCCACCTCTCTATTTCATCTACTATGTAGGCTTTGATTTTGCCAACGGTCAAAGCGGTAAGGGGCTGGTCTATAAATCTGTAGAGTTCTGAGCCAAATTCTGGACGGTGCACATCGGAACCCTTGGGCGTTGTTAAAATCACACGGATATTTTGCAAGACGCTTTTTACGGTGTCTCGTTCAACAAC